GAGAGGTTTGTGTTCCGCTACTAGTATAACCAGGCACAAAAGGAAGATTAGTACGCTGGAGTTGAGTAAAAGTGGGAGCTGCAATGAAAGGCGTTGGTAAGGGTGCTTGCTCATGAAGCATGTACCTTTTGATAATCTGTCGGAAAGATCTCACGGATTCACCAAAATGTACTAAATTAGCATTATCAGTGGTAGGTATGAGATGACTATCCGTTTGAACAGTAGGAGCAGTCGTGGGATCTGTGACTTTTGAAGTCGCAGGTGTTGAAGTTTCTTCTGACTTTGGAGTAGGTAATTCCTCGATTGCAGCAGCTGCCGCAACTACGTAAGGATCTACAGTAATTTCATTCTGAAGACGCAGACGAGACACATAAGTGGCATCGGGAACTGCAACTTCAAAATCGTCAGCAGCAGAAACATAAACGTTAACAGAAACATTAGTGTCGGCTGCAGGGCTAGTGATATCATTTACACAATAGACTGAAATAGTACCATTGCCAAAGGTGTCAGTGTCCGAGTCGTAAAACATAGGATCAGTACCAATAGCATAGGGAGGATTCAGAAGAGTCAAAGGATGGACTTCTCTATATGTAGTTGATTGACCCCAGCCACAAACGATCTCAAAATCGGTGGTATCAGAAATATCAACAATGGAAGTAAAGGCTGTGTTGTAATCAGCCTCGTCTGGTGAAGACACAGGATCGTAAACAATCTTGATTCTACCTTTATGGTAGCGACTACAGACGACTTGAAAGCGAAATTTAATACCACCTCTCCAGTATTTAAAAGGAGTGGCAGCATACGTAATCGCAGGCATGGCAACGAAACCAGAAGGTACGGTAGAGATAATACCTAAACTGGGATCAACCATACAAGCAAACAGCTTCTCTTCTTGGGTTGTAGCATTAGTCCAAGGAAATTGGGCTAAATAGCTCTCCACTTGGGCGATCTTAAGGATTTCCATCTCATCTCCGCCAGCAGTACCACCAAAGACACGAGGGTCAATAGTAATTTCTTGTTTTGCATCCATAGATAGTTTGGTTGTGTCATCATGCAAATTGGTGATGGCTAAATTGCCCTTTGGTAAAGGTCTAAATTGCTGGTACTCAAGCATTGTTGGCCGAGAATAACCGAAAAGACTGGCTATTTTCCCAGCTGCTTGCATTCCTATTTGAGTAGCAGTAGCATAAGG